ATACAAGAAGGTTGGAGTGGGTCAAACCGAAATAATTTTTTATTTAATGTTTTAGTATTAGAATCTAAAAAGGACTCATCCTTGTCAGTGCAGCAACTTGAACAGATAGCTATAGCTAGAAATACACAAATATTCACAAAGCCTTTACCTACATCTGAAGTCATTGCTTTAGCAAAGTCTGTATCAAAAGGCGGTTATCAATTTCAATGTCCACCAAAACATCCTGAGTATCAGCCGATTTGTAATAAAGATTTATGTAAAACAAGAAGTTTAGGAATTGGTGAAGCAGTTCCAGAGGTCATTGATCAATTTGAAAACATCAAATACATACAAGATACGAAAAGCATTTGGTATGAGTTTGACTATAAAGGTCAACATATATCTGTGACCCCAGAGGATATGAAAGATGAGAAATCTTTTAGAGTTAAACTATTAAGACATAGAGTTTATTGGTTAACTTTACCTAAACCTAGAAAAGGTCCTAGCCCTTTTGAACTTTTGATGAAAGGCATAGTAGATCAAGCTGAAGAAAGTCAAGAGCATGTTTATGCAGATACACTTGAAGAAGAACGTTATTCTTTACTTAAAGATTTTTTTGAATCACATATCGAACAAGATAAGTTTGATAAACTTAAAGACGGCTATGTAGTATTAGATAGTAAGTCAAATGTATGCTATTTTAAAAGATTAACATTAGATAAATTTATAAAGAAGAATGCTACAAAAGTATTTAACACAACAGCTGATGCTCTTAGATTGCTGGGTTGTGAAAGAAAAGATTACCATGAAGGTGAGAAGAATGTCTGGACTGTAGAGATGCCAGAGTTTGTAAACCATCAGGCTTTAAAACCAAAGACGACAGAAACAGAAAGTGAAATGGATGATAGCTACCACAACAAATTCAGACCTGCACAAACACAAGCAGATACACAAAAAGACAATTAAGATATTTGGACCACCCGGTACAGGTAAAACTTATACTTTAATTGAACGTGTTTTAAAAAAACATCTTGCAAAAGGTATACACCCAAAAGACATAGCTTTCATATCTTTTACAAACAAAGCCGTAAATACAGCACGGGACAGGGCTCTAGCCACTTTTACAGAATACACAGAAGATGACTTTCAAAGATTTAAAACACTGCATAAATATTGTAGACGTTATTTTGAGGAAGAAGTTTTTGATCCTAAGAATTGTATGCTTGATTATGCACTACAAGCTAAAATAATAAAATCTTCAGATGGTCGTTTATCAGACGATAATTTTACATACAAAGATTGGTCTCTTGGTATTTATGACAAAGCAAGAAATATGATGACGGATCCACGTTTAGTTTATAAGAAAGAATCTTACAAAAGAGATAGCTTGGATATATTTTTAAGAAAGATTAACACCTATGAAAATTATAAGAAGGATAGTTTCATAGACTTCACAGATATGATTGAAAGAGCGATTGATGAAGTAGACTTTCCTCCATTAGAAATATTAATTCTAGATGAAGCTCAAGATTTTACACCTTTGCAATGGTCAGTAATATATAAGATGTGTTCAAAAGTAAAAAGAATTTATCTAGCTGGCGATGATGATCAAGGTATTTACAAATGGAACGGAGCTGACCCTAAATATTTCACCACTTATTTTCCAGGGCGCAAAGTTATACTAAGAAAGACTAGAAGGTTTGGTGAAGCTATACATCATTTCTCACAAATAATAAGACGTGGTATATTAGATAGTGTCGAAAAGGATTATGAAGCTTTACAAAAAGATGGTGCTGTAAAAAGATATTTAAATTTTAACGAAGTTCCAATCGGTAAATTGCCAGGCACTTGGTATATACTTGGTAGAGTAAACACAACAGTAAATGAACTTAGAATGTGTGCTAAAGATGCAGGTTTATACTATGGTGATAATAGAGGTAATAGGTCATTTGATATTAAACAATGGGCAGCTATAAAAGCCTGGACAAAGATTTCTAAAAATAAAAAGATAAATAAAAAAGAAGCTGAGATCATGTATAAGTATATTAGGGAGCTGCAAGATTTAAGTTTTAGAAGAGATAAGTTTTGGCAAGATTTACCTGATTATCAAGAGTATGATTTTAAAGGTTTGAAAGATTGGTGTGGTTTAGATTTACCAGATGAATCAAAAAATAAACCTTGGTGGGAGATATTACAACGTAATTTTAAACCTGAACAAATAACTTACTTTATTAGATTGTTAAAAAGATACGGAGCTAGGCAACTTAACGCAGAACCTCAAATAATTATAGATACAATACACTCTGTAAAAGGTGGTGAAGCAGATAATGTATTGATATATTCAAAAACTAATTGGCCATCTGCCTTCAGAAATAAAAATATATCTGAGAAGTCCGATGAAAAAAGAGTTTATTATACAGGTGTAACAAGGGCAAAAAACACTTTACATATTTTATCCACAGACTATAAATATAACTATCCTATTGGTTCAGATTATTTTGTTTATTTGCAGGAGAAAAAATGAGTATATGGGAAAAAGGTGGCAAGCACTATAAAAGTTTAAAAATACAACCTTCTAAATTCATTAATGAAAACAATTTACTATTTGCAGAAGGTAACGTTATAAAGTATGTTTGTAGACATAGAAATAAAAACGGAAAAGAAGATATTCAAAAGGCAATTCATTATTTAGAGATGATTATCGAAAGAGACTATGACTAGTTTACAACTAACATTTAATTTTAAAAAACACATATGGTCAGCTCCTAGTGAGTATAAAGATTTATCTGATGCTCAGGAAATTGCCATAGATTTAGAAACTAGAGATGATGGTATAACAAAGGGCATTGGAGCAGGTTGGGCTACAGGAGCTGGTGAGATAATTGGATTCGCAGTGGCTACTGAAGGATGGCAGGGATATTATCCTTTCGGTCATTTTGGAGGCGGTAACTTAATTAAAGAACAGGTTCTTAGATATATGCATGATGTGTGTAGTTTACCTTGCACTAAAATTTTTCATAATGCTCAGTATGATGTAGGTTGGTTACAATCTTATGGTATCGATGTAAAGGGTGAGATAATAGATACTATGGTAGCTGGCGCCCTGATAGACGAGAATAGATATACTTATAAATTAAATGCTTTAGCTAAAGATTACATAGGAGAGTTAAAAGCAGAAACTGACTTGATTGAAGCTGCTAAGGCACATGGTGTTGACCCTAAAATGGAGATGTGGAAGCTGCCAGCTGAACATGTAGGTTATTATGCGGAACAAGATGCACGGCTCACGTACCTCCTATGGCAACGTTTCAAACATGAGATAAGACAACAGAATCTTGAAACCATATGGGAGTTAGAAAAAAATTTATTACCTATACTTATTAAGATGCGAAAGCAAGGCATAAGAGTAAACGTTGAAAGAGCTGAGCAGCTACAAACAGACTTCAGTGAGAAAGAGAAAGTATTATTAAGTAAGATAAAAAAATTAGTAGGTAAAGATGTTGATATATGGGCTGCTAGACAAATAGGATTTGCTTTTGATAAATTAGGTATTGACTACCCTAAAACACCAAAAACAGGCGAACCAAGTTTTACACAAAATTGGTTGATGAATTCAAAACAAGAGATATCTAAGTTGATTGTTGAAGCTCGTGAGATAAATAAATTTCACAATACTTTTTTAAATTCAATTATGAAATACGAACACAAAGGTCGTATTCATGGAGAAATAAACCAGCTGCGTTCAGATTCAGGTGGCACTGTATCAGGTAGACTAAGTATGTCTAATCCTAATTTACAACAACTGCCTGCAAGGAATAAGGACTTCGGTCCTTTAATCAGAGGCCTTTTTCTCCCTGAAGAAGGCCATAAGTGGGGTTCTTTTGATTATTCTCAACAAGAACCACGCTTAGTTGTACACTATGCTGCAAGTATTGGTGAGGGTTATGAAGGCAGTCAAGAGTTAGTTGAAGCGTATACTAACGCTGATGCAGACTTTCATCAAACTGTCGCTGATCTTGTAGGCATAGATCGTAAGCAAGCTAAAACAATCGGACTTGGTCTCATGTATGGTATGGGCAAAAACAAACTAGCAAATATGTTGGGTGTGTCTTTTGATGAGGCTAAAGAATTAATTAATAAATACAATAACAGAGCACCTTTTGTTAAATTATTGTCTGATAGATGTATGCAAAAAGCAAATTCAGAGGGTGTGATAAGAACTAAGCTAGGGCGTAAATGTCGTTTTGAAATGTGGGAACCAAAAGACTTTGGTGTA